GAATTTACCCACGACCAGTATGTTAATCGTGGTATCTGGTCCTAGCGAGGTCGTAAAATGAACTCGATAGGATGTCCCAACTAGCGACCGGCTACAGCAGCCATCGCTTTACCAGATGTAACCCGGACAGACTCAGTATATCCGGGGATCAACCCTTCAGGGTCTGCAACCGTCGGCTCAGCGTTCTGCACGATGTTGCACTTGATGTTGCGCCACTCGCCGTCTCCGTAAGTGGTGTCGCCCTGCGCTCCAAGGTTAATGGCGAAGATACCGTCCTTACCGAAGATGTAGGTGCGAAGGGCCGTCAGGCCAGTCACGCCACTGTAGTTGATGGTCTTGGTGACCAACGGAGACTGGAAGAAATGAACGCCCGTGGTCGGGATTTCAATGACTTCCGTCAGATCGACGCTGACCAGCTCTTCCATGCGGGCGAGACCCACAGGGGTGTGCTTCAGGATGTCGATAGGCGAATCGTTGCTGTTGTCAGCCGTCACGTCGCCAAGGGCGAACGGATGGATGACGCCGACAAAGGACTTGGAAGCCTCGTCGAACGGACGGATCGAACGGCCAGCCATAGACTGGACGCTGTTACGAATCTGAGACAGCGACAGAGCGGTGAAGCTCGCCGTGGTTGTCGCAGCCAGTTCCACCAACACGCTGGCATCGATGCTGGATGCACCGTCAGCAGTTGCGCGAACCAATGCGCTCAGAGACTCGCCAAGACGATACGACATTTCTTTCGCAACGTTCTCGACGGTCTGGTCAATCGCGGTTGCGAGAGACAGGGACGAAAAGTTCGCGTAGTCAGCGTACTCGCCGATAGTGGCAGTCGTATTCAGGACGTTGACGGACAGGGACGGGCCCACAGTTCCTTCGGTCGTCTGGTTGGTGTTAGCAGCCAGCGGCACGTACATGAACATTTCTAATGTGTTTTGGGTTTAAGACTCGAAAGTCCCTGATGTCACCATCAGGTCGCTCTGCATGTCACCATGCAGTTCAGACTCTATCATGACTCCCTGCGGAGTCTCTTGCGTATTAGTCGTTAGGGATACCCCACGAGAATTCAAAATTCTTAACTGTTGCCAATAAACTCGACGCAATTCGTTGTTCGCTTCAGGAGCGAGTCTAACGAAATTCAGCAAGATTTTTGCTTGTTCCCGTTTCACAACTAGGTAAGGGAGCGTTGCTAATAGAAGAATCTCTATATCCTTCTTCTTTAGCACTCGCCACATGTAGGCTTCTTTCGTTTTCGCTGTCGCTTTCTTTGACAGGTATACGCTTCCGCCAAAATTACTTTGCAGCCAATCAATCAACTTCTTACTCGTGCTTTGTACCATCACGATTGAGTTGTAATTTATGCAGGTCTCTTTTTGACCAGCACCGATTGTGATGCAACCTTCACCATCTAGAATGCCTGCGAGGTAGCCATACTTCGCTTTATCTGACATTTTGCCTCCTTTCGGATATTATGTAGGCATGGGGTCTTTCCTCGGTATTGTCTACTATTTACTATAGCAGGGGTCCACCGATTTAGCAAGATTTATTTTTACAACCAGTACAAAATGTTTTAGATATACTGGTTACCGCTCTTCATGGGCAGGTCAAGGCGCTCTGCGCATGCGACGAACGGGGTTTGCGCCTTCAGGTTCTCACGGAACCGTTTATCATAATACTTCACCGTGGATTGAGGCAGGTTGGATTGCTGGTTTCCAGCAGGAGAGAAAGACATAATCTATCCTTCAGGTTAAGCTGATACTGGTGCACGCTTTCTGGCGTCCGCTGCACGTTGCAGGTCGTTCACCAACTTTGCAAAAGCCGGGTTTCTAAGTTTTTTCTTATACTCTTCGGAAGGCATGTTATCAATATCATCCAAAGTAATGTCAGTTGTCACACCACTTGTTGTGGAGTCTGAAGCATTGCTGCTATTCAGACCGGACGGGACTCTTACTTGGCGCTTTGTTTGCGGCTGCTCGACGGGAGTAATCCGACTCTCGGTTGCAACTGGAACCGGCGATACTTTTGGTTCCGTACTCGGCGCGGGTGCAGTCGGACCCACTGTGGGTACAGACGGCACGGGCGCGGGAGTTACCTCACGCACGATAGGGCTGTCGAGGAGCAATCCGGCTCCCTTCAGCGTTGAAAAAGCTAAGTTGAACATCGCGACAGTAGGATTTAGCTTCTTCTTGAACATCCATGCTGTCAGTACTTGTTTGTTTTCAGCACACGGATAAAACTCCGGTGTCTGTTTCTCGAAAATGTCGTAGTTCGACTTTGCCGTCAACTGCAACATGAGCAACTGTTGGTTGTTCAGTGTTTGACGCAGTACGTCAGGCTTCATGCCGACGCTGGCTTCGAACATCGTGTCAATCGCTTCTAGCGACTTCGACGGATCGTTCAAGTCTTGCGAAAGATTGAACCGCTCTTCGGTGGACAACTCGCGCGGCTTAAACTCAACAAATGACTCAAAGCGCTGTGCGTCGTCGGGCAGTGGCGTATCGTCCACGATCCCCAGCGTTTGTTTGCGGGTGACCTCGCGCAACTTGCGCACGAGTTCGACATTTTGAGCTGTGAGTTTTTGCGCCAACTCGTCCGGCGTATGATAGACGATGACTTGTTTTCCACCCAACTTCGCACCGGCAATATCTGTCGGCTGGTACTCGTATCGAAGCTCTGGCAATGCATCCGTAGGCGCAACTACCTGATCGCTATGCGCAACTATGGGCTCGCTATGCGCAACTATGGGAGCAACCGCGGACGTGATGCGCGGGTCACTCGGATCGTCAAGTGTGTTATCGCCGGGTGCGACGGGCGCAGCTGTGGGCGCGATCACTTCCGGCTCCATTCGACTAAGACGGTTACGAACTGAACTGTTCATTGGCATAATCTCCTCCTAGATTATTGAAACTCTGGTGAAACGTTCGGCATTTCCGGATTCTCGGGTGTGCCGAGTTTCGAAGCGTTATAGTGTGCAAGATCGAACTCTTCGACAATCCTCTGTATCAGCCCTGTGTAAAATTGGGCCGCGGCCTTTGCAACACAATGCAGTGCAACTACGGACTCGGGCTGGTCGACGGGCGTATTCATGAGCGCCGTGTTGAAGTCCTTCACAACTTGGACCATCAACAGCTGCATGATGTCCCAACCTTCCTGCTGTATGTATGCAGAAAGTATTTGCTTTTGACGGGCGTCAAGTTTGATGTCCATCTCCATGACGTTTGCCATCTCAAGTGACTTCACTGGATCGAGCATGTCTCCTCCGAAATTTTGGGGGCAGTGCACAATAGGTTAAGTGTCTGCCCCGCTCATATTACTCAACCGTAGGCTGTTGACCTTCAAGCCCCTGAGGGCTAGGCGTGCCTTCAACCGCTTCGCTCATACCGTTTGCCCTTGCGGACTCACGTATGATGTCGCGTTTGATTCGGTTGTCCGATTCTTGGTCGGCTAATTGTTGTTTTTGTTGGAACTTCTGTTGGTCGCCTTGTGCCTTAGCCTGTGTCTGCATCTGCATCTGTGCGGCCTTCGAACTGGCGGCACGCTTTTTCTTCATGGCGTCGGTCAGAGGCTTGATGATGTCCTGTCCGTTCTTCCATTCGGACGCTTCCATCCACATGTTGATAATTGGCTTGAAGTCAATGTACTCTTCGTTGATGTCCGCCAGACTTTCTTGTATCTGTGGGTTGTCCAGAATCTGAGTCAACATGACCATTGACTGGGCCATCGTACGCTTAGCTGCCAAGCTAGAACCTGCAAGAACCTCGTACTCGATTTGAGCATCGTGGAACTCTTGCATGTCAATGTGCTTCGCATACGCTTCCCCCCGCTCTTTTCCAAGAACGGCAAGTATGGCTTTGTCCGACATTATGTTGAAGATCAACATGTCGAGGATGCTGAGGAACGGTTTGAACACCTGTTCGATGAAGTTGTCCAGCGGGCCATCGAGACGTGTTGCGCTCGCACCCGCGAGAATGTTTGCACCGCCAGCCGTTCGCCCCATTGAGGAACGCGGACCTGCGGTAGACCCCTGCACTAACTGCTGATCTGCACCAGACGAGGACTCTGTAGCCTGCTCCGATTCCTTGAGTGCACTCCAAACATCTGACGGTACTTTCGGAGTTTCCATCAGACGATATGCTTTTTCGGTGTCCTTGACGGTGAGAATTTTTCCAATGCCCGACCGAATCATTTGTGTCGGGGCGTTGTCATCACGGTCGCGTAGGTACAACGGGTTGACGCCGAACGAAAGGATTTTCAGAATGGCATTGATGGTGCCTTGGTCGACACGTTGGTTTTGCCCAACGATCAGCCCGAGACCCATGCCATAGAATGCCTTTGGTCGGTTCCACCAGTTGGCGGAAAGAAACGGTACCTGTTTGAACTCGTTCTTGCCTGTAAAGATGACGGTCTTTTGATTGAGAACCATGATCTTTCGATCTTTGTCCCAATACTCCATGATCTCAAGCTTGCGGCGCAGCGGGTCAGGGCTTACTCTGATGTTGACCTTCTCCGCGTGGTGAACGACACCTTCGATGTAAGAGGCTTGTTCCGTCTCCAGTAGTTGGGCCTGTTCTTTTCCTGTGGCCCAGAATTTCTTTAGGTCTTCCTCCCCCGGAAAGCGCCAGCCTTTTATTGCTTCACCCTTTTCGCCATCAGCCAATGCCTGTACGACGGCATCGCGCAGTTCCTTCATTTGGTAGAAGTCCATGTAGCGAACGTCTATGACCCACGCGGCTTTGCGAATATCTGAGACGTTTAACTGGGGGTCAACTAGAACTTTGTCGAGCGGACGAAATTCGAATACGGGCAGCGGAACGATCTTCTCACGAACCTTGATATTGGGTGGTTCGTCGGTGACGACACTGTCGTCTGGCGTGCCGTCGGTGCCCGGAAGATTTACGACCGAGGCTGTCCTAGTGTAGTACTGGATCGTCTTCCAGTCGTATCCCCACTTCCAAATACCAGTTCCGAGATGCGCCATCTGCTCCAAGCCCCATTTAGTCTGGGTTTTGAATTCACAGTCGCGCAGGATGTATGAGAGCAGTGTAGTCTTTGCGTCCACGATCTGTTGGGTCTTACCAGCTGCGACGGGGTCATTGCTGGTTCCACCTGTAGGTCGAAGAATCATTGGAGGATCGTCGTAAAAGAGACCCTTGTGGAGTTGAGGTACGACCGCGTTGCACACCTTCGCAACGGTAAAGCGCTGGACGTTGGGCTCAAGGACGTACGTGTTTTCGTACACGGTCATTGGGCGCGGCGATTGGTACAGAAGGTCAGCATCTCTCCAAAGCAATGTCCACTGTCTGTTTGAGATGTACGCCTTCGCAGCCACAGCGGATTGCACGACGAGTGCTAGGTCGCCGCCGATGGTCAGGATGTCGCCGTCTTTGTTAAAATCCTCGTTGGTCAAATCCCTGTTGGGATTACCTTCGGAGTTTTCCAGATCAGCGATTCCAAGTGTTTCGATCTTCGCGGGCGATGTTTCAACTGTGTCTGCCATATCTCTCCGTTAAAACAAGTCTGCCAGTGGGTCGGTCGCTGACGGATCGTACGTGTCCTCTTTGACAGCGTTGATCGCCTCATAGAGACTCATGTCAGGATTTTCCTGAACCATCTGCTGTGCATTGAACTTTGCGTAAGCACCCAGCCCGTAGGTCTGTTCGTATTTAGCCTTGCCCAGCGGGTCAGGACAGTATGTGTCCTGCTGTGCAGTGATTTTTGCTTCCATCTCTGCGTACCCAGAAAACTGGTTGACGAGCAGCGCAAGAGCATCGACAATGTCGTCGTGCGTTGCCGCCGCGGTTCCGAACTTCGAAAGTTCGTCGTAAAGTTCTTCGAGCGAGGGACAGGAGTTGACGAACAGAAGGCGCTCGTCTCCGAGGTATCGTAGAACCGGCTTCGCCTTCATCATCTTCGAATTGGCTTTGTTGCCCAATCCCAAAGAGACGAATTCTATGCTGGCGCGCACCTTCAATTTGTCCATCTCGCGATAGACTTCTCTGCCGAGCCATTTGACGCCGACAGACTCCTCAATACAAACTCGCCTAGGCTTCCACTTCAGCACATTAGCGGCGATGACTGCAGGTAACTCATACTCGTTGAATCTTCCGCGGTTCATATCGATAACGTAAAATCGACCGCCGTAAATAAGTGCCGTAATGATGACCGTATAGTCTGCCCAACTCTTCGTCGAATAGGCTGTGTCGACGGTCGTAACTATCATGCCAGTTCCGGGCATGAGATTCGCTTGGATTGTGCGTCGTATCAAAAGTTCGCGTGGGAACTTGACGACGTGCATCTGTGTCGGATCGTTGAGGTACTTGATTGCGAAGTACTCGTCGGTCTTTTTCTTGGTGCGAAGGAACTGATAAGTCAGTGCGTGAGGATTGTTTTCCTCATTGAACCAGAGGCCGCAGTCAGATTCGACCATTTCCTCTTCAATTTTTCCTGCCTTAACAGCTGCTTCGTTGGCCCACCAAGCAGCACGGATGTAAATCTTCATCGGGAAGTCTTCGCCCTCTTCGGCGTACTTCTTCGAGTTCTTGATATCCTGTCCGTACGTATCTTCTGAATCGTACCAAGTCCCAATCTTGTCGTAAAAACCGTAAGGATGCAGCATGGCTTGGTTGATGCTGACCTGCTTATTGACCTTCTTCAGTCGGTCAACTGTCAAACTGTTCTCGTTCGTGACAACGTCGTCCAACTTCATGATACAGACGTGCCAGCCTGCGAGGTTCTGTTCGATTGATGCCGCGAATACCGTGCACTCTTTCTCCAACTGGGAGACCGCGGGCGTCTGATATTCATAGCCCTTGCCGTCGTCCTTGGGGATGCAGTGTTCGGGGAAAACGATTTGAAAGATGCTAGGATCGCCATCGCGCATCGTCTTCGCCTGCAGGGCTTTTTTGAGGGTGAAGAGGTTCATGCACGAACTGTCAGCGTCTTCGAGTACAAAATGTCCTTTGATCTCACTTACAAAATCTTCTGCGAGGTCGAGCACGCCTGTCAGAATGAGGATCGTCACTTCAGGGAAGCAGCATACCCACTGAACGCAATCCGCCATATCCATGGTGCTCTTGAAGCCGCCGCGAGGCACGAGCAGAAGACGCTCTTTCTTTTCGATGTAGTTCTCTTTCGCCGCAAATGCTTTGAAGTTCGGCAACGTCGGGTCTTTGCGAACGAAGAATTCGTTGCAAATTTCCTCATGCGTGTTATGTACCTTGCCGTCAGTCCAGACATACTCATGGTCTGTCATGGCATCGTAGCCAAGTAGTTTGCACAAAAAGAACAGATTGGTTTGCGCCATGAAACGAACGCGCATCGTCAACTTGTTGTCCTTAGGCATGCCGTACTTATCGCCGACTTTGAGGACTTTCAACTGGTGAGCTGGAGAGAGTTTAGAAAAACTCTGCTGGGCCATTGCGTCGATCTCTTCCCAAGACTTGTCTCGATACTGGTAGTTCTTGTCTTGGAGATGTTTGTCCAGCATGGTTTGCAGGCTATCTATCTTCACAGCTCCTCCAAAAAATTAATGCCTCCGGACGATCAATCCGGTCTCGTGCGGCATACACGTCAGGCGACTTATTGTCAGGGGAGATACATCCCCTTATCGCGCCAAAATCATTAAGCCTGTGCGGGGGGTGCGCCAGCGCCAACCGCGCCAGCCTGTGCCTGATCCGCGCCTTGCGGCCCACCGGGGGTCGGCATTGCGGGTGCGGTCTCGGACATATTGGGAGCCTGATCCGTCAGATGCTGCAACATTGACTTGTCGTCAGCAGACGTGTGCTCTTCCATCTTGTGATGTTCGGGATAGTGGTGATGATGTTCGTGGATGTACGTCCCACCCGCGGCTTTGCGCGTATGGATGGATTTGATCTTCTTGGGCGGCTTCGCATCGCCTTCGGTAACCTTGTCGTAAATGTTTTTCATTGGATTGTCCTTTGCGGGTGTGACTTTCTCGCCCTTGTGCAGTATTGCTGGTCCCGTCTTAGGGACATAATCTGTGCCGCTCTTATACGACGGAAGACCCTTCGTCATATCACTGATGTCTTTATCGGATATGCGTTTCTCTCCCGGCTTAGTGCCATAAGGCGCGCCCTTGGGATTGGTCTTGTCGACTGCGGTACCCTTGGCGGCTGTCGAGCTTGCAGGTGTGCCCGCGGGCGTCGCTACAGAATTCAACACCGCGCTTGTTTCTCTGGCCCTGTCTTTGAGACCCGGACCTTCGTTCATGATGTCTTGGTCTGGCTTAGTGGGAGTAGGAGGAGCAGGCATGTCATTGTCCTTTGAAGAAGTCGGGTAGCGACTTCCATCGCTCGCGCGCGTGCGCCCGCATTCCAACACCGGGATCGTACGGCGGATAGATGTATCTGAATTTCTTTTCTGCTGCGAGGAAACTATCAGGCATCTCGCCGACTGCCCTGAGGTACATGAGGGTAATTGTTGTCGACCGGCTGTGACCTGCGTTGCAGTGGACGAGTATTTTGCGGCCCGCGGACTGCATATCTTCTATGAAGTTTATCCCGAGATCAATGACCTCGTCAGGAATCATGGTCGGATCGTCGACATCAATGAGGTTCAGCGCCATGACATCGCCCTTGCGCACTGAAAGATAGTTCTTGCCCTTGGGTGCGCCGAGTGTCGTATAGCCTAACATCGAGCGGTGACTGTCAGGTCCGTCCTTACAACATGCTAGTCGTGCGTAGCCTCGCCCTTCAGCCTTCGCTACGTCCTTATCGGAGCCAACATATAGCCCACGTATGATCTCCTCCATGTTGTCTCCTTACTGAGCCAAGCGGTCGTACAACAAGACGCCGTATACCAAAAGGATACAGAATCCTGTGAAGCCGAAAAACACCAATGCTGCTTCTATCATAAAATCTCCTACCCACAAATAAACTTTTTGCTCTTACCGTCAATCTCCCAATGGCCCGTATGGCCCTGTGCTGGAGTTACGGTCTCGCCTTTCTTTAGCGTGTAATTGCCGTCGGCAGGAACCACGCCGCCTGCGTGCATCTTACCCATCGAAGGAAATTTTGCATGAACCTTTGCCCGCACCGCTTTCTTTTCCGCGGGGGAGCCATTGCCGGACACGCGCGACAGTGCGTTGGCCGCATGGCTACGGTCGGGAATCGGGTAAGCTCTGCGCCCCGGAATTGCGAACGTACTCGTCTTCAAACTATTGCGCTTTGCGCTGGTCAACTTTGCCATAAGGCTCCTATGCTATAATCAAATTCTTTTGCGGGAGCGGTGTGCAGTCCTTAATCATCCCATTGTCTGCTGCGCGAACCGCTGCTGCTTCCGCCTGCATCTTCATGATGCGCTGTGCTTGCTCAATGACGAATGACTTCAGAACCATATTCGCAAAGTCTCGTGCAAATTCTTTGGATGTCTGGTCGAGCACCGCAAGGATGATGGCGTTCTTACGCCAAACCCGTGAGAATCCCTCAACCATTTTCAGGTCGCACTGGGGGATTTGTACTTGCATCTCCAGTGGTGCCGGTTGCGGCGCTGGTTGTGCCTGTGTTGGCTCGCTCATTGTGCCCTCCTCCGTAAGTTTGTTCTTGGAACTCTCGCAGCCGCGCGTAATCTTCAACGGGCGCAGGCGGCGGCTCGGGCGCGGGCGCAGCAGGTGGTTTTGTATCTGGTATACTTCCGTTCTTCTGAAACTGTGGGAGCGCCGATTCGGGTATTAGGCCGTCGAGAAATGCACCCCAGATGTTAGCGGCCAACTTAGTAGGCCCGCCAGCATTTTTGTCCCGTCCTAGTTTCATGAACTGGTAAATCCACTTCTGGCGATACTTTGGTATATATCTTGGCATACTCCCTCCTCCCAGAAGGTTACCGAATGGTGACATTCGTAAATGTCATCGAACGGTGACATTTGCAATTCGCGATTCGCGAATGTCTTACCACAAATTCTTCAAAGCCCCCATCGCATAAATGCGGTTTTTCTCTTCTTGAAACGGTTTTCCGTGCTGGTGTTTTGGGTGCCGCTGCCAAACGGCAACATGGCACATTTCATGCAAAAGCACGATTCGCCACCAGCAAGGTTCGCCCTTCAGTGCTGGGTCAAGTTTGATTTCAAAACAACCATCTCGTACTTCAAACACAGGGCAAGTTACGCCGTCACACTTAGGTGTCGGTTCCCAAAAGAGAACGGTATCTGTTGGAAGGGTGTCACCCCAGTACTTTTTGTTGAACTTAGCATACCAAGATCGTAACCGGCGGTCGGACTGCATAACCCCTCCAAGAAACTATGGGCACCTATTTTCAAGGTGCCCGCTGTACGAAACGTCCTTTTGTGCGCTACAGTTTCTTCAGTTCAGTCTTGGCATCAGCCTCGGCTGCTGTCAGGTCCGCCCGCAACTTCGTGACTTCCGCCTTGAAGTCCGCGACCACAGCCTTTAACTCACGCGAGATCAGTCCACGAAACCCGAAGCCCGCGCCGAACAGAATCACTGCCACTGCCAATGCAATAACCAAATCCATGTTTCCTCCTTACTCATGTTCGGGGGATAGAGACAATCCCGCCGATGTCACCTGTGCTGCGTTGACCGCAGGCACGCCGCTCTGCACCACACCTGCGACAACTTTGCTGGCGGTGCTGGGCAACGTATTGCCCAACGGTGCGTTGTTACAAATAAGGTCAGTGGCATTTTGAACCGTGCCGTTGACCAACTTCAGTCCGGGCTTCCCCGGAGGAACTGTGCCGAGTATCGTGCCGGAATCGTACGGGCCGATTGCCGTGCCCGTCTGTGTTCCTGCCAACTGGTACTGTGCCACGATGCCATTCGGCTGTTCGCCCGATGCTGCGGCACCGCGTGCTACGAGTGTTGCTCCGTCATTCGCCATAAATCTCCTTAAACTCTTTTGTGCGTACTCCACCAGTTGACAGCCATACCATCTGATGCGTATCTATACGGACTTCCTGCTATAGATTTAATAAATGTCGCTGGCGGGGCTGAAGCGTTGTTTGTGGGCTTTCCCCACTCGACACTTGAATCGCCCCATTTTGCTTTGTACAAATCTGCCGCATGTCCCTGAATCTGTCCCTGTTTCTTACCGAACTCTCTGGAATAAGACGAAGAGGCTGTGTTGGCACCGTGCCCGTGCTTCACCTTCACATTTTTAGTGACGGCGAATTGGTATCCTGCGTTGAAAACTCTACGACAATAATCTACATCGTCGTATCCGTACCCAGCATATCTCTCGTCCAGCATGCCAACTTTTTCTATGACCTCGCGGCGGATCAACACACACACAAAGGCAAGATAGAAACTGCACACGCCCTCTTTGGCACTCGATACATGTTGTAAATAATTCGAGACGCCGCCATCTATCTTCGGGGATAGTACACCGACAGTAGGATTTTTTTTGAGATAGTCCTGCATCTGTTCGACTGTGTCCGCCTGTAGAAAACGAACATCGTCGTTGCACAGCAGAACATCACCAATGGATTGCTGTATGCCAAGGTTGATGTTTCGGCTGTATATGAAGGGCTTTATCCCAGAGACTGTTGTCCAGCCTTCGGGCTTGACGATCTCTTCTCCGTCCCGCACTAAAATCTTTCGTACGTTCGGGCAGAAGCGATTCACGCTGTCCCTACAGTCGTTGAAAATGTCTTTGAACTTGGACGGAACTACAACGGTGAACGAGTTCGGTCCATACAAATCTGGATGCAGTGCTTGGATTTTGTTCACTAACTCTTGATGTCGGGGCAGTGCCTGTGAGTAAAGTCCATGCTCGTCTGTAGGCTTCGACCTGTAGTGAAACAGGGGCTCACTTAGCACCGCTAATTTTTTTCCGTGGCTGAGTAAGTCTATCCAGAGGTTCCAATCTTCATAGGCAAACAACTCTGTGTTGTACCCACCTACATCAACCAGCGCCTGCTTGCGAAACAACGCGCAGCAAGTCAACTTATTACCTGTCAACTCTTCAACCAACGTCGGAATAGTGATGTGCGTTCGACCTGTATGCTGGCCGAAATAATCAAAGTCAGTGCAAACCGCTGAAATGTCCGGCGTCATCAAAGACATTGTCCGAACAATATATTCTGGTGAAATGGTGTCATCGGCATCAAGCGTCACTATAAATTCGCCTGTGGCTTCGCGTATGCCTGTGTTGCGTGCAGCGGACGCACCCTTATTGTCTTGGCGTATCACACGCACTGGGTACTTACTGATGACCTCCAAAGGATCATCTGTCGAACCGTCATCTACCACAATGACCTCGACGTTACTATACGTCTGGTTCAGTGCGGACTCGATGGCCTGCGCCACATACCGCCTTGCGTTGTATAAAGGTATGATGACGCTGACTAATTTCACAAATATCTCCTCTTCAATTGTTCGTAAAGGCAGTCAGCCGGATAGCTCGCAGTGCTGTCGAGTTTCTTTCCCGAGGGAAGAATACCCGCGGCGGCGTTCGGTCCATTGTCCCAGATACTGCCGCGAAGATGAACTGCGTAGGATTTTGTCAAATCCCACTTTATTGTGGGGTTCACGATATCTTTGATTCGGTTCCAAGGGACTGGGTCGAACGCGGCTTTCGGCTGAAGGTAACTTGTCATGCCGAATTTTAGGACTGAACTTTGTACCAACTTCGGCCCGACATCCTGATAGCCTTTGTTTACGCGGTCAGATACGCTCATGTCCGAAACTGTCTTGAAGCAGTGCTGCATTATGGGAGCGCCCTTCGGCGTCTTCATGAAGCAACCGCTGACATAAAACTCGTCAACGTTGTCCAACACGAAAGCGTACGGCGTACTTATGTCAAACGGTTTCAGACAGACAGAATCCATGTCTGCGTGCCAGCCGCCCTCCATCAGCAGCATGGCGTACCGAAAATAATCTGCGAACTGTTCTGGGTGGCGAAAGTTTTGTATTTCCGATTGCGGCAGAATCTCTCGCGCATCGTGGATCACCACGCCGTCTGGTATTCCCGTCACGTCGTTGTAGAGGTATAGGTGATAAGGAACACCGTGGTATAAGTACGAAGAGATGGACAACCTTTCCATCAGGTCGATTGTTTTTTCGGTCCACATACTACGCACTATGTTCATTGGCTCTCCTTCCAATGACGCCGCATTTGATCTGGCGTAAGTGAGTGTATTACTAAGAAGTCGTTTGGTTTTGCTAACTCCGCGTCTGTGATGTACTGGTTCGTTCTCGTGCGCGGCGCGATGTAATAACGACCATCTATTTCGCCGTAAATCCCTTTGCGGTACAAAGACTCGCCCGCCCATCTGTCTTCCGCCCAACAGCCGGGCGCACTTTCCGACAAAACTTTCAGGGCATGCTTACTCAACCAGTAAGCCATTCCCGAACAATAAGTAGTGGTGTTTGCTGTGCGGGACTTCCACCACACAACTGCTGTGGGGTCGGGCACGGGCACTGGGCCTGTTGAACTGCCGACGTAGTCCGCGGTAGGCACGTTCTGCATGATGCGCTTCCAGTAGGCATACACGTCGTCGTCAATCTTGAGGAGATAGTCGTAGTCCTTAGCCAGCGCGTATTTGATTACGCCTCGAAGCTTGTCCGCTGAGTGCAGGTAGTCGTCTGGCGCGTCTAAGAACACTTCGTCCGGCTGGGGTGACCGTCCACTCCCACGCCCGTAGAAGAACTTATAATCGACCGTGACATCCTTCAACCATGTGTCTCGAATCGCGGAGACGCGATCCACAACAGGCGGGCGGGTGAACCAATCTCGCGTATCGCTACCGGGCACAATGTATTGGTACTTGTGGCACGTGAATATACCCAGTAGAATTCGCGGCCCCATCACCCCTCCTTCAACTTGTCTTTGATCCATTGTGGCAGCGGTCGACACACGCTGACATCGGGGTAGTTCGGAAAGATCATCCGAAGCAGTTCACGGCTGGTGTCCAATGGCACCCATCCGTACGGGTTGCGTGTGAAGTCCATAGCACCACCAGAAAAAACTATGGCCCAACAAGACTGGCATCCTGTTGGGCCTGATGTCACCGGCGCTCGCGGGGGTTACACGCGAGAGGAGGAGGAGGTCGCCGGTGGTTCTCGATTACCTCTGACTGGGGCTAAGGCCGCGGGCTGTTGGGCTTTGGCGCATATCCCTCAGCTTACTGGCAACTCCAATGCTTTGCCTTATCAAAGGTTGATGTAGCTCTGAAATGCCACGTTGCGGTAGTAATCCGACCCCGCTCCCCGTAGCTTAATCCTTACGACAATCTCCATACGGATAGTGACGATATGATGCAAAGCCGTTTTGTTCGGATACTATAACCGTGTCTCCTGCTACCAAAACCTCTCCGCAATGATTGCAAAGCTGATAGCCGTCGTCGCCCCTTGGATCGCCGGGCGTTTTGAGCACGATTTTGTTGGCTAGGTCATCCACATCCCCTCCGAGAAATTTGACGGTTTTGGTACGGGTTGCCGTCTCCCAGTTGACTGTCGTTTATTTCTTTCCCGCCCCCAATGGGGTATGGGGTCGCCACAGTCTGCGACAAACTTTTTCGTCCACCTACAGTACTATAGCCGTTTGGTGACAAAAGTAACACTATTTGTTGTATAATTTTTTCATATATCGACTAAGTCGTTGAAACCTAACCCTTTGCGCAGGAGTATGTTTGCGATTTTGGGAACAATACCTAGCCAAAAACCGCCTATCCTTTTGTTCTAAATGGTTGAAAATGCGCTCCCTTTCTTCATCTTCAAGGTGTGACATCGCCCGCGCCTCGTGATCGTCCGCGAATACATGTGCGGTAACGTCCCACGGCATAAGTTCTTCAGAATCATCATCTTCCGCGGCGGCAACCTGTAGAACCATCTGAGAAACTGGTGTTAGTTTTTCTGTGCGAAGCCATGTTTTAGCGAGGGCTCGCGCGGCATTGTAGGCCAATTTCGTGTCAAATGTACCGCCCTCCAGCAGTTTTACCCAAACGCTTTGGTACAAGTCTTCTCGGATTCCAGTGCTTGCGGGCGCGCCGACGGGCAAAACCTTCCGTATGCCACGGGCTATTGCCCTGCCGATCTCTTTCTCGTTCACATTCCCTCCACTGTCAGAATAGCAGCCGTGCGCCTAAAAGTCAAGCCTTTATTTTCGTGTAAAATTTTCCTATTGACAGACCCCGCCCCAACTGCTACTATTGGAATGTGAGGAAACCGCGTGCCCCGCGTCTGTGGGGCGACACTCATTACCACACTACATGTGAAAAATAAGGAGACCCAAATGGGCGTACAGATCACGAAGAAAGTGTTTGAAATTGCGGATGCAGGGTTACACAACGCGAAGATTGTTCGCACTGAAGACCTCGGACCGCAGGAGGGCGGAAAGTGGGGCACAAAAGAGAAAGTTCTCATTGTGTTTGAATGCCTTGACCAGCAAGATGCCGAAGGCAAGAACGTTGAAGTCTGGGGGCGATTCACGCAGAGCATTGGCGAGAAGTCGATGCTTGGAAAATTGCTCGCAGCTTTGCACATCACCCCCGGTAATACATTCGATACGGACGACCTACTCGGTAACCGTGTCCAACTTGTTGTCGTCCACAGCGATGACGGAAAGTATGCCAACATTGAAACCTTCATTCCCTTGAAGGCTGGTAAGACCCCGGCTCCCACCGCCAAGTCCACAACACCCGCAATACCTGTCCTCGCTAAGCCGACGCTCGCACCGACCGCGCCGGTCGAAGACGAAGACATTCCTTTCTAGGAAACCCCTTTTGTAGCAAAGCCCGCGGGTCGCCAGACTCTGCGGGCTTTTTTAGAAAGGCTAAAAGATGAGTTTGAACGAAGAGCTACTGAAGAGCGCCGAAGACGCTCTATCACGAGGGTTCGCAATATTGACTTGCCTCCCTCACGACAAAGCCCCATGGGCCAGCTACTCGCCTAACGCGTGTCACTCCGCGTCCCGAGTTCCTGAGATCGCCCTCAAGGCATGGCATGATGGCACTGAGGCCAACTACGGTGTGGGATGCGAGACCAGCGGAATCACGGTACTCGACGCCGACCACGGTCTGGCTAATTACGAAGAGTTTGTCGCGTGGCGGACGGAAAACAATCTTCCGCCAACATACACTGTACGTACAGGACGCCGCAAGAACAAGACGACCGGCGAGCCTGAGTACGGCATTCAGATGTACTACTCCAAGGCAATTCCCACCACAGCATTCAGTATTGGAAACGTCACTGGTGAGTTGAAGGGCAAGGGTGGGTATGTTTGCGGGGCCGGAAGTGTTCACCCCGACAGCGGTGAGAAATACGAAATTCTCGAAGACATTGACATTGCCCCGCTACCTGAAGGGCTTCTGATTTTTGAAAAGAAGAAACTGGAGTACACGCCGAAATCCGCGGGCGGCGAGCTGATCCCTGCGGGAAGCCGATGGATACACTGTCAAAGCATGGCGGGAAAACTCCGCAACATGGGGATGGACCGCGACGGCATTTATGCTGGTCTCAAGAACTTCCTCAAGAACAATTGCGAAGACGGAGAGAACTACCCGGATGACAAGATTCAGAATCTCGCCGACGCCGCTGTCACGAAGTTCGACGCCGCAGAACTGACGCCCGTCATCACATTCGGCGGCAGCAACAAAAAGATTGACAACTCGATTGCCAACCTCCCCGACGAATTACTCGAAGGTGATTGGATTGGAGAGATGACACACGCTCTGGCTGATGGGACACACATCCCGCCGTCATTCGTGCGCGCCACAATCAAAGCGGTGCTTGGTGCCTCACTTGATGGCATGGTTGGTTTCCCGCACCACCCCGACCTGCACATGCGCAATTACAGCTTCCTGATCGCCCCCGGCGACTCTGGTAAGGGTGAGTCTTGGAAGCGCGTCAGTAAATACGGAATGGCAAACTATATTGAGAAGGCTGGTATCTTCATGGGTGACCCCGGATGGTATTCGTCCGGAGAGTTCCTTGTCAAGAAGTTCGTCGAGAACGGTCTGGAAGATCGTCGTGTCGTGACGCACTTCGATGAGATGCGTTTGTTGTTCGAAAAGGGCGCAGGTCAAAACTCAACACTCAATACGAGAATGCTCAATTTGTACGATGGCGCAGAAATATCCGCGGGGAGTTGCACGAACGCAGGCGGGACTGTCAAGAACGTCAGCGTCACGATCACAGGCGGCTTCACCAAAGAGTCATTCACTCGCGCGCTGAGTGGCAAGGCGCTTGGTGACGACGGCTTCCTGTCACGATGCGTGCTGTCCTATGTCGAGAAGCCTGCAAAGGTTGGTGACTGGGATGACATGAACCCCGAGATTGTAAATCCGATACAGCAGAAAATGCTCGACCGCTGGACAAGTCTTTCTACGATGTTTGGGACGCCCGGCGCGGGACCACATATCCCGACCGAGACCGATGCGGCGAAGGAACTGCGATTGGAATTCGACAAGTGGCTTCATGCGGAGATGGATGCGGATTCTGAATTCGGGCACCACTTTTGTGGCAGACTCGACTCGCATTTCAAGCGCGATCTTCTACTCCGTACATTATTTTCTGAAGACCCGAATGTGATTACAGAGGCGCAGGTCAAGAAGGCTGCTGATTGGGCCGCGCACGAACTGATGCTGCGAAGAGAGATATGGCCCGCCGATCAGGTCAGCCCTGTATCTCAGATGTGCACACTAATTTCGAAGGCGTTCAAGAAAAAAGAGAACATCACCAAGATGCGTGTCATAGATTTTTGCAATGTGAACCGCGACGGCACTCATGATGAATTTGGGCGTGCTTGGAAGGCAATGCTGACAAACGGAACGGTGTATTTGGTTGGTAAGACACACAAAAAGACTGATATTTTTGCGATGAAGGGGGAAAATGATTGAATCACAGTCACAGTCCTCTATTACACGGACCCCCTAACGTCGACCCAATTTTTTCAATACGTTAGAGTAGGGGTGTAAGAGAGAGATGACTGTGATTCAGCACCAAAGCACCATAAGTCATTGATTCTAAACAGAAAACGAATCACAGTCGCAATCACAGTCATTCACAGTCAATGAAAACAAAGGACTTAGGAGTAAAATGAAGGTTCTCGATCCCAAACCGCTGCTCAATGTGACGGTGATTCATCCGGACACTGTTGCAGAACTCATCACTTGGCTGGCAAGTAAGCCTGTCTTCGGGTGGGATGTGGAAACGACCGTCACGAAGACGTTCTTCGACCGCAAAACCCGAACGATGCAGTTCGGATGGTCCGACCGCCAATTTTTTGTCGATCTCTTAGAATTTTGTGACGGGCGCTCTGACCTGCTGTCTGAGGTCCAAGGAAACTACGGCCAGAATCTGTTCGCTGCCCCGAAGCTGAAGGCGTTTCTCGGAGCAATCAGCCCGTACCTGTGCTCCAACCAGCATCTAAAGGTGGGCGTCAACCTCGGGTTCGAATATACGTGCATGTATTGGGGCTTTGGAATCTCCCCCTATGGATTCTATGGATGCGACATTGTTGAGCGCGTCCGGACCGCTGGCGCGCACTCCCTCGAAGACTATCCCTACTTCTCCATGGAACAAATGATGGAGCGGTACTGCGATGCCGAGATTGACAAAACTCTACAGACTTCGTTTAACCTCACAGACCCCATTACCGAAGCACAGATCGAGTACGCCGTCCTTGACACGCGGCTCCCTGTAGCAATCAGGTTCCGACAACTGAACGGGTACAATCGCCCGAACGGCAGTCATGTGCCGAGTATAGTTGAGGAGGGTCTGGCGCGAATCTGTCAGATCGAGAATGACTGCATTATGTCATTCGAGCAGTTTCACATCCACGGTGAAAAGATTGACCGCCCGAAATGGAAAGAGCGCGTCGACGGCCTGATGGTCAAGCGGTCGGGTGCGCTCTCCCAGCTCGATTCTATATTCGTCCCGCTCGTCGGCAGCAAGACGAACGATATCGTCACTGATGGGATGGTGCAGGAGGCAAATGATAAGTGGCGGGTCATCAAGAACACCAAAGACCCTCTGCGCATCGAATACAAGGCTGTGGCGGGCGCGCTGGGCAAGAAGCGTACTTGGTGTAAGGAAATGCTGGAGAACGCGCAGGGCGAGGCTCTAATCAACTACGGCTCGCCATCTGTCATGCTGAAAGCGCTGCGGCAGTACTTCCCCGAACTCAGAACCCTGAAGACGACAAACGACGAGGACATGCAACCGTTCGGGTCGCAAGACGGCAACGGCAAGGTCGTGCGAGTCGGTCACCCGGCTATTGACGCCCTGAGGGATTATAGAGAATACGACAAACAGATCACGACGTATGGTGAAGAGTGGATCACGGAGTGGAGCACGCACCCCTGCAACGACGAGGGCTGGCTTAGCCCGTTCGATGGCAAGCTGCACTCGCGATACAACCAGCTCGCCGCCGAGACAGGCCGCTCCTCTTCGGACAACCCGAATGGACAGAACCTTCCGCGGGATAAGGAATGCCGCAAATGCTTCATTGCCGAAATAGGGTATGTCTACGTCACTTGCGATATGAGCGGAGCGGAGCTTCGCATCCTCGCAGAACTTTCGAATGCCGCCATCTGGATTGCAGCCTTCGTGCGCGGGGAGGATGTTCACTCCGTCTGCTGCGAAATTCTCTTCCCGGCTGAGTGGCTGGCGAACGCCGATCCCGATTGCACGTATTATGCACTCAGTGCCGAAGGAAAGCCGAAGCACCAAAAGTGCAAGTGCAAAAAGCACAACGCCCGACGTGATGTCACCAAGACGCTCAATTTCGGAATTGCGTATGGCATGGTTGCTGCGACACTTGCCCGCCGAGCCAACATTACGATTGAAGAAGCCGAACTGGTCATTGATGCTTGGATGAACCGCTTCGCAGATATCTGGAACTATCTTGAGCAGTCAGGACGCAATGCCAGAAAGTACATGAAGGCGTTCAGTATGTTTGGACGCCGACGAATCTTCCCGCAGCCGACGAAGGAAAAGGCGCGCGCGAAAATAGTCAAGTACTGGAAAGATTCTATTGCGTACAGCCCCGTGGTAGCGGAGGCGCGCATCAATGCGTGGATGGAGGAGAACAAGACCGAGGTCATCAACAAGAAGACCGGCGCGGTGACTTACAAGCTGAAGAAGCCCGTCGGTGAAGTCAAGTTCTGGTTGACGCACCGCGAACCGACCGAGGCCGAGATCACAAAGTCCATGCGGTCCATGATGTCTGGCATTGAGCGGCAAGGGAAGAACCTGCCGATGCAAGCGACGAACATAGACATTGCCAAGCTGGCGATGGGATGCGGTTATGACCCTCAGGGCAAGCCGTACCTCTTCCACATCTTGCCGAAATATAATGCACGGCTTATAAAGTTTGTTCACGACGAATTGGTCGCAACGTGCCCTGAGGAGCACGGTCAGGCGGTTGCTGCCGAGATCGCGGATGCTTTTAAGCGGGCCGCGTCTGAGGCGATGACGAAAGTAACCATGGAAGCGGAATTCAACGTCGCCCCGCATTGGGCAAAATAAACACTTGACAACCTTGTTTCCATTTGGTACTATTAATTATGGAGAAAGAAACGCTGACGAGGACCGAACGACTTCTGGCCGAATACCTTGACAATGAAGGTCAGGCAGTCACGCTGGCACCGTACGTCCACATTCCAGAGGCCATATATACCCCCGAAGACGGCGTGCGCAAGATGACATCTTTGGAAGAAAGAGAGTGCATAGCAAACGAATTAATCAAGCATCTGGTTGATGTGTTGATGCTGTATCTGCCGTATCGAGGAGCCACTCCCTGAGTAGACTGGCTGGTGGAGGGCTATGGTTCCACTTGCGTGGCTGACCTCAAGAACGATGTTCAATGCCAGAAACTGGCGCAAGGTGTGCTGCGAATCTGGGCTAGCAGGAAACGCAGCAGGAACATTCGGGCCATGTAAGTGGGACCGTACGCCCCTATCGTAAGT